GGTTTGCCGGGGGTTCGGATACCATTCCGACTGCTCCACGTTACGGGTCGTATCCGAACCCCGGATGCGGCCTTATTTTTCGGCTTTTTTTCGGTGATATTGTAATAAATAACCGCTTTGTCATTATAGACATCGACCCGGGCGACGAACGTCTCGATGAGACGTTTCCGAAACTCCGGGTCTTTTTTGTCGCCGTTTTTGAAGGACCGGAGCCACCCCTCAATGACATCCCGCGGGATCGTCGGCCGCTCATACTCCGCCTGGCGGATCTTTTGCCCGAGCTCTGCCGCCTCGTCGGTGAGCTCCTGGAGCCTTGAGACAAGAATGTCCGGAGCGTTTCCGAGTTCGATCGCACGGACAAGGTTCGCCTGTTTTTTCTTGTTTCCGTCGAGAGCCGCCCTCAGCGGCACGGCCAGCGACTCTTTAGCGCCCTCGGTCTGAATATCCATGACCTCATCGGTGAGCGCTTTGATCGTTTCGTCGGTGAGCATATCCTCGACGGTCGCGGAGACAACGAGATCCTCCAGAACGTCGCGCGGGATCGGCTTGAGCTTGCACGGATCTCCGCCGCGTTTATGTTTCGGGCAAGCGTAATACCGGTAAACTTTGCCCATCTTGCCTGTTCCGCAATCGGCGACGATCATTGTCCGGCAATACCCGCAAAAACACCGGCACGAGAGCAGATAGGCCTCTTTTGCCTTGCCCGAGGCATTTATGTTTCGGTTTCTCGATGTCTTGTGCATTTTCTGAGCCTCCTCGAAGGTTTGCGGGTCAATGATCGGATCGAATCGGAGCTCGACGCCGCACTCGTCAAAGATCCCGAGGTATCGCCTGTTCCGGAGCATTCTGCCGACGACGCCCGTACTCATTTTGGCGCCCCTTGCGCCGGTTACATGATGATCGTTCAGATAGGCGACGCAAGACTTGAGCCCGTCGCCGGCGGCATACTTGCGGAAAACCTCCCGGACAAGCGGAGCCTTTTCCTCGTCAATGATGACATGCCGGTTTTCGTCGCGTTTGTACCCGATCGGGAGGACCTCGCCCGCAAGGATCCCCTTTTTCAGAGTCTCACGGCGTCCCCGGATGACCTTTTGCCTCAGATCCTCGCTATAATACTCGGCGATCCCCTCGAGAACGCTCTCGAGAATAATGCCCTCCGGACCCTCGGGCACGGACTCGGCAGCGTAAAAGAGCTTCACGCCGGCGCGCTTGAGCTTGAGCTTATATAGTGCGATGTCCTCCCGGTTTCGCCCGAATCGGTCGATTTTCCAGACGACAACGCACTCAAACCGCCCCGCCTGGGCGTCCTCAATGAGTCTCTGGAACTCAGGCCGCGTCGCTGCGCTCTTGCCCGAGATATGCCGATCCGCATACACGCCGAGGATCTCGATACCATTCCGCGCCGCGTATGCTTTACAGTCGGCCACCTGGCCTTCGATACTTTGATCGGTCTGATGAGGGCCCTCGCTATATCTTGCATAAATAACCCCGGTCATTTCTAAACACCTCTTATTTCTTTGCAATCTTGTCAAGTTCTCGAATAATAATAAAATTCTGTTCAACAATCGCCCGGAGGAGCGTCAGCTTTGCGACGTCCTGGGCAGATCCGGAGAGTGCAGTGCCGAGCTCGATCATACTCGAGCCGGTGAGTCCACTGACCGCCTTTTTCACCGCGTCGGCATATTCCGGCGACACGTCCTCCAGACCATACCGGGCCATGAGTTCTTGCTCTTTTCTTGCCTGTTTTTCCTCTTTTGTTTCTTTGTTTCCGAACATTTTCAACACCTCCATGTAAAAAACGGCCAAAACGGCCGGGGTTATCTGAAATCTACATAGATCACATTGCGGCCGAATCGTCGTCGGTTGCCGTCGTCTTTTCCTTTACGTTCAGGACGCGCCGGACCGCCTCGCGGATCCCCGGATCGGCGTGACGGTATGCCTCGATTAAAAGCCTCTCCTCATCATTGACGACGAGCTCGGTCCGAGTCGACCGCCCGGTCAGGAAATCCGTGCTCACATTGAAAAGGTCCGCGATCGCCTGGAGCGTGTCGCGTTTCGGGTATCTCGTCCCCGCCTCATAATGGGAAATTGTTGCCTTTTGTACTCCAATCTGCCGGGCGAGATCATCCTGAGTCATCTCGTGCTCGGCCCTGAGTTCTCTTAATATGTCTTTTAATTCTCTCATCGCTCGGGCCTCCTCGCCCGGTTCCTATTATACGCTCTGTAAAATAAAAATTATACACTTCGTAAAAAATTGATTGACAAAAGTTTACGGAACGTATAACGTATTAGTCGAGATATACAGAACGTAAACCTCAAGTACAGAAAAAGCCGCGCCGGCAAGCGCGCACCGAGACCGCGGCATATATCACAAAATGGAGGCACTAAATGACGCTAAACATGATGAGCATCGAGGAGCGGAAAAAGCTCGGGCAAAAGCTCAGACAGCTCAGACTCGACGCGGGTGAGACCCAGACACAGACCGCCGACGCGATCGGCGTGACCGTGGGCGCCGTTTCTCTATACGAGGCCGGCGAACGAGTCCCCGCGGATCCTGTTAAGTCTGCAATTTCCCGACATTTCAACGTCCCGGTCGATATTTTTTTTGCTTAATAGGTATACGAAACGTATACACGGAGGCACTCAATGACAAAAATCTCAAGATACAGACATAAAAAGCGGGAGGCATGGGAAACCCGGGCCGGTCTTTTCTTAATGGCCACGCTCGTTTTCGCGACGTTCATCGACAGTGACGGCATCGTCGGCACGGTCACTCTGACCGGTGCCGCTGTCTCCGCATTGCTCGCGGGTGGCTGCGAGCTCCTCGCCTCGAGGTGGTCCTAATGGATCGACACCCCGAGCTGAGACACCTCGCCGAGGCACTGATTGAGGCGGTCTACGCCGATCAGAAACGACAGGCGACGGCGGAAAACACTAACAAGTCAAAGGAGGCACAACATGAAAATCACACTTGAGTTCAGCAACGCGGAGAGATTTATGAAAGAGCTCCCCCAGTTCGCAAAGGTCATCGGTTTCGCGGCGAATTTCGTGACATTCAGCCATATTGACAAGGACGGCCGTGACATTGAGATCCAGGCCGATGTCCCGGAGGTCATCGACACCCCGGACGGTAAGAAGATCAAGAAATCCGACGGAGATCGTATCCTCGAGGCCGCAAAAAAGGTCGGAGCTTTTAAGGAAGTAGCCCCGGCAGAGAGCTCAGAGAGCCCTCAGAACGCTCCGAAAGAATCAGAGGGTAAATTGCCCACCGAGACCACAAAGGCCCCGGAAAAGAAGAAAACAGAGGCCTCAGCTAAGCCTGAGGACGCTATGCCGAAACCGGTCGATCCACCTAAAGGAACACCCGACATCGCCGCCGTCCGCAAGGTTCTCCATGCAGCTATCAAGGCCGGGCACAAAGACGAAATGAAAGCGCTCCTCGGCAAGCTCGGCGCCCAGAGCGTCAGCACGCTCGATCCGTCTAAGTTCATCGAGTTCATCGCCGAGGCGAACAAGATCGGAGGCGGAAACAATGCCTAAACACGCAAAGCTCTCTGCGAGTGGTGCCGAGCTCTGGACAAATTGCCCGGGATCGGTGCACATGGCCGAGTTATTTCCGGAGACCACGTCGCCGGCTGCCGAGGAGGGAACCCTCGCGCACGCTCTGGCTCAGACCATGATCGAAAATGCCCGCGCCGGATCGATCTCTCCTCAGATCTCCGCCGAGTATATGGTCGAACGCGATAACGTCAACGCATTCTACTCAGTACACAAAGAGCTCGCAGGATCGTTCGATGACATGAAGAAAACCCTCGAGCCCTATGTCGACTACGTCATGGAGGAATACGAAGCGATCCGCAAAAAGGACGCGGCCGCCGAGCTCATGACTGAGCAGCATGTCGACTTTTCCGACATCGTTCCGGGAGGTTTCGGAACGTCGGACGTTGTTATCATCGGCGACGACACCTGTGAGGTCATTGATCTCAAGTATGGCAAGGGCGTCCCAATCAGCGCGATCGCGAACCCTCAGATCCGTCTCTACACCTACGGCACGATGTCCGCCTTTGATCTCTCCTACGATTTCAGCCGAGTCAAGATGGTCATCTATCAGCCCCGCCTCGACTCGGTGACATCTGAGGAGCTCACGGCCGACGATCTCCGCTCCTGGGGCAAGGCCGTCATCGCTCCCGCTGCAAAGAGGGCGCTCAGTAAAAACCCGAAATACAACCCCGGACCGTGGTGCAAGTCTCATTTTTGTCCGGCTGCCGGATCCTGCAAGGCCCGCGCCGCGAAAATGCACGAGTTCGAGGACATGATCGAGCGCCGACGCAAGGACGACGCCGTTCTCTCCGGAGACGATATGGGCAAGGCACTCAGCACCGCCCGAGAATACACGGCATGGGCTAAGGATCTCGAAAACGAGGCCCTTGAACTCGCTCAGAGCGGCGAGGTCGTGACTGGGTGGAAAGTCGTCGAGTCCGTGGCAAAGCGAAAGTACAAGAGCGAGGAGATCGTCGCGGCGACACTCGTCAAGGCCGGCTACGATCCCGCCCTCATCTACGAGAAAAAGCTCCTCGGCGTGACCCAGATGACACAGCTCATGGGAAAAAAGGAATTTCACGAGGTGCTTGAGGAGCCCGGGCTTGTCTTTAAGCCCGAGGGAGAGCCGACACTGGCACCGGAAAGCGACAAGCGTCCAGCCATAGTCTCAACAGTAAAAGCGGAGGACTTTGACGATGACGATGGAATTTGAAATCGATGTAGCAGCGAAAAATATCAATGCCGGAAAAGGAACCGCAGACGATGCGCTCGTCATTCTGGAAGCATATCAGCACGGCTGGATCGCCATGGACGGTGATATAATACCCGGCCACAGTTTCGACTTCACTGAAAAAACCTATGAAATCATTAAACAGGCCTTACTGAAGGCCGCAAAAACTAAGGAGGACTGAATTATGGTAGCAAAGATTAAGAAGGACGGCAGCGTTATCACGGGTCTCGTGAGGCTCTCCTACCCGCACCTGTTCGAAAAGGATGAAGCGAGCGACAAGTACAGCGCGTCCCTGATTATCCCCGGCGACGACAAGGAGAGCCTCAAGGTTATCCAGCAGGCCGTCGACAAGGCCAAGGAAGACGGCAAGAGCAAGAAATGGGGCGGAAAGATCCCCGGCAAGCTGACTGAGCCGATCCACGACGGCAGCGAGTCGTCCGACAGCTCCGGAGCCTATGACGGCAACTACTACTTCAGCGCGCGGAGCAGCTCCCGGCCGAAATTGTTCGACGAGGACGGCACCGAGGTCATTGATCCAGAGGATCTTTATCCCGGATGCTACGTTCGCGCGATCGTCGCTTTTTACCCCTATAACACGAGCCAGAACGGAATCGGTGCCATTCTCAAGGGGATCAAAAAGGTTAAGGACGGCGATCCGCTTGGCGGAAGCAACAACGTGACCGCGGACGACTTTGAGGAGGACGACGATGTCGACGACGATCTCGACTGAGATGGGCGTAGACGTGGAGACCTTTTCGGGAACCGACATCAAAAACGGCGCGTATGCCTACACAGACGCGCCGGACTTTGAGATCATGCTGGTCGGATACAAGATCGGAGACGGTCCCGTCAAGCAATTCATGCCGAGACGCTTCGCCGAGAGGCCTGGCGTCCTGGGCGTGGATCTCGACGGATCCGGAGAGCAGATATCTCTCTTCGGAGTGACGGATCTGCTCAAAGAGCTGCAGAAAGACGGCACAATCCTCGATGGTGATGAGGATGAGTTCCTGGAAGCGCTCCATGATTCCGCGATCATCAAGACAGCATACAATGCAAACTTCGAGCGGACAACGCTCGGCAGATATTACGACACCGACTGCAATCCGGATGAATGGCGATGTACGTCAGTTCTGGCATCGACGCTCGGATTGCCTAGGTCGTTGGATAAGGCAGGCGAAGCGCTCGGACTTCCGGAAGATCAGAAAAAACTGAAAACGGGCAAGGCGCTGATCCAGTATTTCTGCAAATATGTAACACCGACAAAGACCAACGGCCACCGGAACCGGAATATGCCGAAAGACGATCCGGATCGCTGGCGACTTTTCTGCACGTACAACAAGCAGGACGTTGTCACAGAACAGGCGATCCTAGACAGGCTCAAGCGCTTCCGTCCGATTCCAAGAGAGCAGAGGCTCTGGTCCGTGGATCAGAACATCAGCGACCGAGGGATCCGGATCGATGTTCCCTTTGTCCAGGGCATTGTGGAATATGACAAAACACGTGTAGAAAAATGCGAAGACGAGGCCAAAGAAATCACCGGACTGGAGAATCCGAATTCTATACCACAGCTCAAGACGTGGTTCTCCGCGAACGGCGCGCCCGGACTCTCATCAGACATGAGCACGGCAGCAGTCGCCGAGGCCTTAAAGCCCGGACACGAGAGCCTCTACTCCCCGAAAGTGCGGAGAATGCTCAGACTCAGACAAGCCCTCGGCAAGAGCAGCACAAAAAAATATCAGACCATGCTCGACTCGGTCTGCCGGGACGGCAGAGTCCGCGGAATGCTCCAGTTCTACGGCGCAAACCGGACCGGACGATGGGCCGGCCGGATCGTTCAGCTCCAGAACCTACCGCAAAACCACATCCCGGATCTCGACCTCGCGCGGCAAACCGTCGCGGAAAGAGACTTCGAGACTCTGGAAATGATGTACGGCGAACCGGCGCAAGTGTTCAGCGAGCTCGTGCGGACGGCGTTCATACCGTCGGACGGGTGTCACTTTATCGTGACGGATTTCAGCGCGATCGAGGCCCGGGTCATTGCATGGCTCGGCGGGGAGCAATGGCGCCTTGACACATTCCGGAACGGCGGAGACATCTACTGCGCCTCAGCATCGCAGATGTTCGGGGTTCCCGTCGTAAAGCACGGTGTCAATGGGCATCTTCGGCAGCGCGGCAAGGTCGCAGAGCTGGCGCTCGGCTACGGCGGCGGCGTCGGCGCTATGAAAACTATGGACACAACTCATACGATCCCGGAGGAGGACATGCCGGACATCGTGAGCAAGTGGCGCGAGAGATCGCCGAGGATCACCCGCCTCTGGAAACTGTTCGAGCGGTGCGCTCAGACAACGATTGAGACCGGCCGCAGATCCTTTGCCTACATTGAGGCGATCGGAGACGACGGACGGTATCACAAGCGAACGGTCAACGGCAAGCCGATCGCGATCGGGTTCTCGATGGACGAGATCGACGGCCGACGGTTTATGTTCGTCAAGCTTCCCAGCGGTCGGTCGATCGCTTACCCGTGGCCGGCACTCCAGGACGGGAACTACGGCAAAGAAATCGAATACTGGGGGACTGATACGGCGCACACCTGGGCGCCGATCCGGACCTATGGCGGCAAGCTGACCGAGAACATCGTCCAGGCGACCGCGAGGGACTGCCTCGCCGAAAAGATGGTCAAGGTTGAAGAAATGGGCTACCACGTCGTTGCCCACGTCCACGACGAGATGATCATCGACGTGCCGCGAGCCGACGAGGCCGCGTTCGACCGGATCGACGGCCTCATGGCCGAGCCGATCGACTGGGCGCCGGGCCTCCCGCTCAAGGGCGGAACCTACGAGTGCCCCTACTATCAAAAGGACTAAAGGAGGTGGCGACATGATGACTTGCGACTACGACTACGGCGCCGGAGAACGGCGGTATTACGAGGGGGACATTATCAGCATTAAGGGAGACCCGGATAAAAACGAGGCCGACGCTCTCGGAATCGTTGCATACTCAGGAGACGACGGCAGCTTCGCGATAATCACGGCCGACGGTTATATCGGTTTTGGAGAGCGAGTCGTCACGGAACCGACGGGCAAACGCTTCGACCTCTCGCCGCTCTATGACAGACTTCGCGCGGGAGGCTTTAGGGTTAAGGAACAGCCGGGCGGCCAGTTCAAGGTCGGCGATATTGCCCTCCAGGCCCCCGACGACTTCGCGCCTGGCGTCGTTTTTCATGTCTTCAATAACGGAGACGCGGCGATGCTCCTGCCGGATGGAATGAGTCTGGGAACGCCGCCGCAATATCTCAGGGCGACGGGCGAGACGTTCGACCTCTCGCCCATGTTTAACAAGATCAGAGGGTAAAGGAGATTATAGAGATGGCTCAGTATTACATGTTTATCTGCCCGAACTGCGGTGCAGATATGAGAGGAGAACAGGATGAATGATTTAATCAGCAGACAGGCGGCGATTGAAGCACTTGAAAATACAAAAGAGGTGGCAAGATGAAAGTTTTAATTGCTTGTGAAGAATCGCAACGTGTCTGCATTGCATTCCGTGAGCGTGGACATGAAGCATATAGCTGTGACATTCTGGAGTGTTCCGGCGGACACCCGGAGTGGCATATACGGGGAGATGTGCTGCCGATTATCAACGGTAATTGCGAGTTTGAAACTGCTGATGGTCAGAAACATCGAATTGATGGCAAGTGGGATTTATTGATTGCCCATCCGCCTTGTACCTATCTTACCCTTGCTGGAAACAAGTGGTTCAAGCAGGAATATAAAGATCGCTTCCCCAACAGAGAGAGAGAGAGAGAGGATGCGATTGCATTCTTCATGAAGTTTGGGAATGCAGATTGTGACCGCATAGCGATAGAAAATCCTGTGTGTATCATGTCAAGCAGATGGCGTAAGCCAGATCAATACATAGAACCGTTCTTTTTCGGAGATCCAGAGAAGAAGAAAACTGGACTTTGGTTAAAGGGTTTGCCCCTACTGAAACCGACAAATATTGTAGAGCCGATTATCGTGCATTGTGCTTCTGGCGCAAACGAGCCACGATGGCACATGGAAACTATGAAGTTGCCGAAAGAAGAACGGTCAAGAGCCAGAAGCAAAACTTTTCCGGGTATTGCAAAAGCAATGGCAGAACAATGGGGGTGACAGGATGAGTGATTTAATCAGCAGGCAGGCGGCGATTGATGCGCTTTATGATTGGAGCGAACATAGCATGACGGATGCGGAAGCATGGCATATCAAACAGGTTATCGGAGATATAAAGTCACTGCCATCCGCACAGCCAGAACAGCGGTGGATTCCATTCAAAACTAGACCGTTGACGAAAGAGGAAAAAGAAGAGTATCCCGAATGGGACGGCATTCTCGATTGCAAACTGCCAGATGACGGACAGCGGATATTAGTAAACGTTAGCGTCCGTGGGCATGAAAGTGTCCAGTATGACGAATTTTATACGGACGATGGAAGTTATCTGGATAGTGGGTATGAGATAGGTACAGAAGCAACTGCATGGAGGCCTCTGCCAGAACCGTATAAGGCAGAAAGTGAGGATAAGGAATGAGTGACTTAATCAGCAGGCAGGCGGCGATTGAGGCGGTTAAAAAGCAATATAGAACACATGATAACGATCTGCTTGAATTGATCGCTTTGCATGGGCGTTGTATCAGGTATGGAAGGAGATCGCAATGAAGATTGAAAGAACGACGGAAATCGAAACAAATGATATCCAGATCGGCGACCGGCTCCGCGTCGGACGATATACGGCAACATGTCAAAAAGTCACCGAAAAAGGTGCAACTTTCCTGCTCGATCAGTACCTCGACCGGCTCATGCCGATGAACAAAAAGAACACGAACCACGGCGGCTACGACAATAGCGATCTCAGGAAATATCTCCAGAGCGACACCGTCCTGAGCGATTTCGAGGAGATCCGCCCCTACATGAAACCGTGGAACAACGGCGATCTGCTCCGGATCCCATACTACGGCGAAATGTTCGACAACAACGACTACAACGATTTTGTCGAGCCTGACAGCAACGAACAGTGGCCGCTCATGAAAGACGCACACAACCGCGTGGCGTCAAGGTGCGGAGATCTCGAATGGGGATGGCTCGCGAACACAGTCCGCGACTCCTCGACGCTTTTCTGCTTTGTCGACGGCGGCGGTGGTGTCGGCGGCTGGGGCGCCCGGCGTGTCTTCGGGGTCCGGCCGGCTTTCCTAATCGCATAATCGGGCGGGCTCGTCCCGCCCCGTGGAGGGTGAAATCATGAAAAGAAATAAAAAAATCTATATCTCCGGGCCTATAACCGGGGTCCCTGGGGCAATCTCCGCGGCGCATTTTGCGAGAGCTGAGCAAGATCTCCGCGAGCTCGGGTTCTGCAATATCATCAACCCTCGATTCATGTTCGAGGGCACCGGGCTCGGCTACAACGACATCATGAAGCATTGCCTCGATCTCGTCTGCTCAGCGGACGCCGTCATCCTCTTGCCTGGGTGGAAACACTCCCGCGGGGCTCAGATGGAACTCGGCGCGGCCTATGCGCGCAGGATTCCGATCTATGAGTATGACGCATCCTGGCACTGCGATCGGCTGCTGGAGTTTTAACGGAGGGAGGGGATTTCATGCAGCAAACAGAGGATAAGGTCATCGCGTTCCCTCCGACGCTTCCGGTCGAGCATGACCGCCGGCTCTGGATCTCGACGGGCAAGAATCGATACGACAAGCGCTGGAAAAACAAGCAGTACACATGGGCGGCCCTGCTTGCCCGGCTTGAGAAGCCGACAGCGACTCCGGAGACCTTCGCGGAATACATGAAGATGAGCAAGGCGGAGCAGGACGACGCAAAGGACGTCGGCGGCTTTGTCGGCGGTACCCTGAGCGAGGGCCGCCGATCTGCAAAAACAGTTAAAACACGGTCGATCATATCGTTCGACCTCGATTTCGCACCGGTCGACTTCTATTCCGGAATAAAGCTCGACGGAGCCTATGCGTCAGCCTGCTATTCGACGCACAAGTATCAGCCCGAAAAGCCGAGGCTCCGGCTGCTCATCCCGCTCTCACGGGATGTGAGCGCCGACGAGTACGAGGCCGTCGCTCGTATGCTGGCGACAGATATCGGAATGGACTACATGGACCCGTCGACATTTCAGCCGTCTCGGCTCATGTACTGGCCAAGCCACGCGGAGGACGCGCCGTACTTTTTCGATTATGTCGACGCTCCGCTCCTGGACCCCGATGACGTGCTGAGACGATACCCAGAGGGCGAATGGCATGACGCCTCCCTCTGGCCGACGTCAAAGCTCGAGGCGGACTCACACCGCAAGGTCGCGGACAAGCAAGCCGATCCGACAACCAAGCCGGGCATCGTGGGCGCGTTCTGCCGTGCCTACACCGTGCCCGCGGCGATCGACAAGTTCCTCGGCGACGTCTACGCGCCGACGGATCACGAGGATCGTTACACTTATATCCCCGGATCGACGACGGCCGGCCTTGTCATCTATGACGGCGGCAAGTTCGCGTTCTCAAATCATGGGACGGATCCGGCCGGCGGTCTCGAGTGCAATGCCTGGGACCTTGTCCGGATCCACAAGTTCGGCGGCGAGGACGACAAGATCCACGGAGACGTCGCACCGAATAAGCGCCCGAGTTTTAAGGCGATGGAGGACTTTGCTCTCAAAGACGAGGAGACGCTCAGACTCTATGACGAGGAAAATCACAGCGTCGAGGCCTCAGACTTTGACGATGGAGAGCAGACAGAGCTCACGCCCGCCGACGTCCGCCTCAAGCTCGACCGCTCGGGCAAGGGCGTCGTCGAAAAGTCGGTCATCAACTGCGGCCGCGTTTTTGAGCTCGACCCTGTTCTTAAAGGCCTCGCCTTTGATCTCCTCGCGGGAGACATCAAG